CATCAATATTAGCAGGCAAACTATCCTGCATCTTATTAAACATAGCTGCCTTAAATTCAACAGCAGCCTGTCTTCCAGCAATCGGCTGATACAAGACACCGCCAAAATCTCTAGACTCTTTCAAAGCCATTTTATACTCAGATACTTCAAACGTATCAGAAACAAAGTCATCTGACTTTGCCTTACGAGCAGCTTTACGAATCTTTCGAGTTACTTTACGAGCCTTAGGCTTTTTCTTTTTACGCCCATGATGATTACCTTCATTAGGCCACTTACCAGTTACCTCATGGTGCAACCAAGCACAAATTCTTTGAGGAGGGTACAGTTTAGGCTTATCAGCTAGAATCACAACACAGCGCCTAAAGCCACCGGGTTTTTTCATTATGGGTCGCCAGTATTTTAGGAGATCTTCTAGATTTCCTCGCCTTGGGCCTCGACCTCTTAAAATGTCACCAGTGATGCGCTCTTGAGGAATACCAATAACTTCTGGTGCTTTTACAGACTGCTCGAAAGCTTTTTCTAGTTTTTCAAATGCTTCGAGTTCATCTTCAAAAATACTCATAAGGTATCCTGTTCATATTCGCTTGGAATAAACTCCAAAACATTTTCGTCTTCATCATATTGTATACGATTGTCTTCATCTACATGACCAAGAAACGCTTTTGCACCCAAGTTTAATAGCAAGTCATTAACCAGCCCTATGCGCATGTTTGCACGTTTAGAGTGCATCATTCCTCCAAAAACTGTCTAAAGACCTTCCTCTGATTTTAGTGCTTCAAATTCTGCTAACTGCTCTTCCAAAGACTTCTCATCTTCCATTCTACGTGGAGCAGGTGCAGGAGCGTCTCCGCCTCCGCCTCCGCCTGCAGCAGGGGCTGGAGCAGCAGCAGGTGCAGCTTCACCTTCTTCCCCTTCTTCTCCTTGCATCATTTCTGGTGGAAGCATATCTTCTAACCCTAGCTCTTTAGCACGCTTCATAATATGTGCTTTAGCAGCAGCTTGATCTTTTGCTCTTGGTAGTGCAACTATTGCATTTTCCAAATCAGCTTGATCAGCAATTGGGAATGAACCATCAGGTAGTGCATCTCCGTTTTCAGCCATTTGCTGTCGCTGTTCACGAGAGTACATACGCTTGATTGATAGCTCAGCTTCAAGTGCTTTTATTTCTTCTTCTTCGCTAAGCTCCGCTTCAGTCTCTAGTTCATACTCATCGTAACCTAGAACTTTACCGTTTACCGAAACAAAGAAATCATAGCTCTTTTCATCAGCTGCTTCAATCTCAACCACATAAACATCTTCATTACCAAAGACATCTACCATTACACTTGAAATAGATCCTTCAATGTCTCTATCAGCAAGTTCTTTAATGGCAACATTTTCAGCGTCTTGTCTGGAGATTATGTTTAGGTCTTCAGCAGATTTTTCATCCATGATAGAAGGATCTATAGTGAGCCATCCTAACTCTTCACCTTCGCCAGACATAAATACCTCAATGTACTTACCTGTGTCTTGTTTAATATCTACAACATAAATATCATCCAATGATGAATATCCTGAATTGATAACCTCAGAGTTTGCATATAGTGACTTAACTTGATTTTCTATGTCTGCAAGTCCGGGTAGACCATCTACAGAAGCACAACCACCTTCACACATGTCACAAGGCTCATCCAGCATCTTTTTCTGTAAGCCACATAAGCACGCTGATTTCTCACCCTCAGCCATTGCTGCTTGATATGCTTCCATAGTTCCACATGGCATGAACATTCCATTGCTATGCTGGTGAGCGCCTTCACAGCCAAGCTGAGCTGCTCTTGCAACTGCTTGTGCTTCACTCTCAAACATATCTTTGTCGCCCTCATCTTTTTTCTTCATTTTATCTTTGTCATGAGGTTTACCATAATGCTTTTTTCTGTCAGTGTTTATTTCTAGAGGGCTTCTACGGCGATATCGAGTCCCATAACCTTTTCCGTCGTTTTCTTCAAATACACCAACTTTTTCATAAGCATATTTAGCGTCATCGTCTAGCCCATCATAAGATTCTCTCATAAGAAGTTCGCCATTTTCCATCATTTCTTTATAGCGAATATCAGATAGGAACAATACAGGCATATCTGATTCTGATTCTTCTTCAGAGATTTGTTGCATAATGCTCATAGCTTTTGCACTCATCTCTGGATCAACCGACTTCTCTTCGCCTTCATGATTATCTGATGAATCCTCTTCTTCTTCGACTTCAGCTTCATCTTCGCTATCAGCTTCTTCAACAACCTCATCAGATTCCTCCCCATCCTCTGATTCTTCAGCCTCTTCTTCAGCTGGGACTTCTTCTACAGCCTCTTCTACAGCTTCTTCCACAGCTTCTTCATCATCTGACTTGACCTCAACTTCTGCAAGCTGAGATTCAAGCTCTTCAAACTTTTGAAGTTCTGCCTCTATATTGTCACTCATTTTGTTTACTCCTAAAATCTTTCTCAGCTTATTTTACTCAACACCAGAATTGGTGTCAACATCTTTGGGTTTTGTTACCGATAAATCAGGGTCAAAGTCTAAAGTAGACAATGAGGTAGCTACCTTTTCAAGTAGTTCTTGATGATCCATTTTTGTTGAAAAATGAATATCAACCCCAGAGTCACTCTTGAACGAGAACACTGGAATATGGGCAACAGATTGCGTTACATCTAATGATTGCAATTCATCACACTTTACATGGAGAATGAACCCTGACTTTGCGCCTTTTTCTAACTCTAAAGAAGCAGGGGAATCAGCTAAATACCGCCCAACTCCTTCAATCAATTCTAGTGTAGAGTCACGAAGTTCACCTGCTCCTCTAAGAGGAATCATCTCATTATATGCCATCATCAGCAATGCTAATGGATCTTTTAAGTAATCCGGCTTTTTCCTCATCCTCATTCCACATGATGGACAAGACCCTCCCATGTGGCCTTTATAACCATCTTTAGCTTCCTCCACTTCGACACCTCCAAGATAATTATTGTGTGAATTTAAATTAGCGTTATCGTCGAAAGCTGCTAATGCTTTTCGGTATTCTTCAGGAGTTTCACATGGAAGATATCCTGCGCCTTCGGAGTGATAGCCTTCACATCCAAATGTTTTTGCCCATGCAAGAGCAATATCTGGAGTAGCCCATGTGCCTTCGTCTGGTTCTGCATCTCTTATGCCTTCTGGCTCTTGTACGTTTTCTTTACGCATCATGTTTGCAGGAGGTTTTGCTTCATCTTCTTCAACTGGAACATAATTTGCTCTAACTCTGACTGGTTTACCAATTTGGACTGATCCTTCAGTCATGTTGAAAGGAGCACGCCACATCATATTCGGCCCTGATTGGAATACAACCATTCCTTCATCAGAACTGATAATTTCTACTGGTTTACGCAATGCTTGAGAAATAGCTCTAGAAAGCATTGCAGACATTGATCCCATTTCCATTGAAGGTTTATTCATGCCGCCTTTTTCATCTTTAACTGATATAGTTCCTGTAAGCTGATTTGCACCATGCAAAACTGGAGAAATCTCGTATAGTTCAACTTCTTTTAGAACATTTGCTTGACTATTTGTATCAAAGTCAGCAGTTAGCGTTTTGTAACCTATTGACCACTCTTGTTCATTTCCGTAAAATGCTACGTTTGCAAAAGCTTCACGCCCTCTTTCAGTATTCAGATTAAACTGAACTTTTGCAAAAAGGCCCCCAATGCCAGCTTGTTTCATTTTTTCAGGTAATCTTGGGTCAGATGAAGGAACTTCGTATATTTCTAAAACTTTTCCTATTGGCTGATTCCAGTCATGGCCCCAAACTACTCGTGGTTTTCTTCTTTTTAGGGAGCCATTGAATGCTCCGCTCATAACTATGTCCCCAACAGAGTCTTTATTTCCTATTCCAGATACAAAACACTCTACTATTCCTTCAGCTTTATCAATACCAATTTGACCTGATATTGCTTTAAACACAACATTGTCTTCAATTCGTCGTGCATCTTCCATATCAAAGATTGTTGCAGACATTTTTCTCCTAAAATAATTGAACTTCTTTAAGTATCCTATACCTTCAAACAAAGGCTAGTTTGACACATTATATAAACTCACTTTATATAATCTATCTTACAAATTTTAGAACGCATCTGCAGTTAATAGTTAGATTTGGTGATGCTAATGGATCTTTAGGGAACCTGATTGGGGCACCATTCACATAAAATGCACTGTTAACAGGCACTTCTTCGCCATTTAGATCTCGATGCTGAATCCTAACCTTGCCATCTTTTCTGGAAACCCACTGCTTTTTTAGTGTAGGATCTCTCCTAAACATGCCCACACCTGCATCAAAAATACCCATATTGTAGGCTCCAAGAACCCCTGTTTCAACTATAAGATTTTTTCTCTTATTTCTTAGTTTATTGAAAATCATTTTAATCAAAACAGCCGCTATGTACGCTTTGTAAGCAACGTCTGTATCTCCATTTGCTTCATCACCCGCAAAAGACGCCGCAGTTTGTAAAGCAGCAATGACTTCCTCTTGCGTAGTGCTATTAAAGTTGTTTACAACTGATAAATTCTCTGATAGTGCCGCATCAGCTATTTCCTGATCTACTTTAGTGCCAACACCCTCTTCGATAGTGTCTTCCACTCCCTTAACATATGCCTTGCTCATCTCGTTTAATAATGGATTAGTTGACACTGCTAAATCAGATAGAGGCGCAACAGAAGAAAAATCAGCGTCTTCACCAAGGCCTAACAATGCCAAAGTAGTTGACGAGTTTAAGTTATTCACAACCATTGCTTCTTGGCTGTCAATAATGTTGTCTAAAATTTCACCAAAAGACTTTTCTAAAGATTCAACTCGATAAAGAGTCTTTTCTTCCCAAGTAGCTATATTCTTATCATCAAGATTCTTCATTAGAAAGCTCACTAGGTACTTGGGCGGCAGGTACTTCAACCTGCTGAGTTCCTTGTACGTTTGCTAAACCTTCTCCACTAGGTACTTGAGCCGCAGGCGCTTCAATTAACTGTGTGCCTTGTACCTGACCTAAAGGCACATATCTACCTGTTTCTGGATCAAATTCCCCAAGTTGTTGATTGCTTGCTGCTTGACCTTGCTGACCAAACGGAACTCCTGCTTCCAAAACATCTTCTGTGTCTTGATTCATTGGTTTTTCAGTATTAGCGATAGGTGTTTGATTTGGATTAGATAGTAACGAATCAGCAATGTCTGATTCTACTTTCTTTCGTCCAGCTGCCTCTCTATATTCATTAACGCTGATTAGTCCTAACTGAAATTCAGTTAAGTTGTGCTTTTCTCTTTCTTGACTAGCTAGAACAAGCACAGGTACGTTAGTTATGTCAAAATCAATAAAATTATCAGGATCAATTGCATCAAAAGACCTAGCTATCAAATCTAGATGAGGTGACATGGTTTCCATCCAAAAAACTTTACCTTCTTCCATAGCATTAGAGAAAGTCCTATTAGCAGAGTTACCTATAATTGATTCAGGCACACCAAACGCAGCTAGTATTTCTTCTTTGGTTATATTTCTCATTTGCACATATGCCGCATCTCTAGGACTTGCTGCTGTGTCTACAAAGTCGGCACCATCATCTGATGAAATAACACCAACTGAACCAGCACGCCCAATGTTTCCTTGAAAACGAGATCTTAGCTCATCTTTGTCTTGCTCGTCTATTTCACTTCTTATGACTAGCAATCCTCCGGGTCGTCCGTCATTTATCAAAAAGTTTCTATTGTAAATTTTAGCTAAGCTTTCAAGCTCTATTGCAACTCCTGCTGCTTCCATAGGAGTCATGGACAAGTAAGGGTCTAGCGGATGGGGGCGTCTTATCCAAATAACGTTCTGTGGTTTTATCGTTCTTTTCTCGTGAGCGCTTATCTTTACTTCAAACCCTTTTACAAACTTGTTAACATCAGGAATCGGTGAAGTGTTCTGTGGAGGCAGAAGATGTAACGCAATAGGCATCCCGCCTCTTCCTCTAACAATTTCAACAAACACCCCTCTACTGCTCATAAGAAGCTGAGATGATAATCGATATCTAAAAGCGAAAGCGTTTTCTCCATTATTAGCTGTGTTGTTAAAAAGTTTTAACAAATCATCTTCTTGAACTATCTCTCCAAAAGGACTGTTGTCTTTACGGAGAATCATAGGTAATCGTGCTTGATTAGACGATATAACGTCAATGCACCTAAATACCCATGTTACCTGAGATACACCCTCTTTATATGCCTTTACAATATCCCAACCATCATGGTAGCCTGATCCTTTTTGCAGAGAAGGGCTGTATGAAATTGGAGCACCTACTGAAATAGGCATGGCTTTTGACGCTGCGTTACGTAAAGCGTCTTCCAAAGATTTGTTAGAAGTGTTCCAAGCCATTTATTAATCTGCTCCTAAAAGGACTCCATATATTCCACAACACAAGCCACCACTTGCTAAACCCCACCCTAAACTTAGTATACTAATACCAACTAGGATTAGACCTATAGAAATTACCATTAAGGTATGGGCCGCAAATGTACGACTCAAAAATTTCTTCATAATAATACTTTACCGTTATTTTGCACAGGAGACAAGCAAATATGTCCACAGAAGCAGCGGATTGGCAAAAAATCAAAGAATACTTAGAACCTAAAGGGTCAAACTATTGGATAGAAGAGCCGTCTTTGACACAAAAAGTCTTTCTGAAGTCTGAAACAACAGAAGTTCTTTTTGGTGGTGCAGCAGGTGGGGGAAAGAGCTCAGCCTTACTTATGGCAGCTTTACAATATGTTGATATCCCAAATTATTCTGCTATTCTCTTTCGACGGACATATGCTGACTTAGCTTTGCCCGGAGCACTCATGGACAGGTTCAGAGAGTGGGTCAGTGAATACGATGACGTTCACTGGAACTCTAATATGTACACAGCCACATTTCCCAGCGGGGCAAGAATAACTTTCGGATACTTAAATAATGTAAATGACTATCTTCGATATAAAGGTTCAGAGTTTCAGTTTATTGGCATGGACGAAGTTACAGAAATTAGAGAAGCTGATTATAGGTATATGTTCTCTCGTTTACGTCGCCCTGCAAATGGTCCACTATCTACGGTTCCGCTTAGAATGCGTGCCGCAACAAACCCTGCTCCAAATTGGGTAAGGCAACGTTTTCTTGTCGAAGGTAAAGAACACGGACGAATATTTATACCGTCTAAACTAACAGACAATCCCGGAATTGACCCAGAGTCATATCGTGCAGTACTGGCAGAACTAGACCCAATCGAACGTAAGAGGCTTGAGTTCGGTGACTGGTGGGCAACTACCTTAGGATCAATGTTCGACAGAACTAGCTTTATTACTTTAGAGCCAAACGAGATGCCAAGCTTTTCAAAAAATGCGTCACTAGTAAGATTCTGGGATTTAGCCGCAACTGAACCAACTCCGTCTAATCCAGATCCTGACTGGACAGTCGGCTGTCTCGCAGCTTTTGAAAATGGAATATTCTACATAATAGATATCAGACGAATAAGAGCTAAAGGTGATAAAATAGAAAGCTTTATACGGCAGACCGCAATAGAAGACGGTCCTGAGATACCTATACGAATGGAACAAGAACCCGGATCTGCTGGTAAAAACTTACTTGACCAATATGCACGTTACGTTCTTCAGGGATATGATTTTACTGGACAACGTGCTACAGGTGATAAACAAACAAGAGCAAAACCACTATCAGCCGCAGTAGCAAACGGAAATGTTCGATTATTAGAAGGAGCATGGAACACTGACTTTATTGACGAGATGTCTGCGTTTCCTGAAGCTAATGTTCATGACGACCAAGTGGATGCAGCAGTCCATGCTTTCAACCATTGCGCAGGGCTAGGTATGGGCCTAAGGCGCAAAATAGAAATTATAATCTAGTCTACTTCCATTTCTTGCATGAAGATTCTTTGAGCATCATAAAGCTTTTGCCGATATTCAGTTCGTTCAGGGTCTACTCTATCCTTAGACGCTTCTATTGCCGATAAGGCTGCAACAGCTACATCAAAAGGCAAAGTTATTGTGATATCTTTTTTATCGCCATCCATTAAAACAAAGTTTCTGTTTGCTTAAATCTTCCACTTTTAATTTGCTTTTGCCTATCAATGCACGCAGAATGCGCCCATGCTTCTGGCTCAGACATGAAGGCTAATGAGTTGCTACCGCCTTGTTCACGAATTTGTGCCCACCCCGAAACTTTTCTATAAGCGCCGACACTAATTTCAACGTAGTCATCACAATAGTAACACTTCTTTTTTTCTTTTGCCACTAAATCTCCTTTAAAAAGTTAAAAAGCTGTACTTTTAGTCTATGACTAAAATTATCTATCTCTAAGCAGTGTTGCGCCGCTTCTGCATCTGGAATATTTCTGTGGAAGTCAATGTACTCGTTTAATGCATTTAAGAGCGCCCACTTTGTCTGACCAAACACACCTTTGTTATAATCTGTTCTAAACAACTCATTTATTTTCTCATGCACAGACTCTGCATGCTGTCTTTTCTTTTTAGTGTTTGCTTTATCCAAAGACCAAAATTTATTCAAAATAAGATTAACTTTATCATCTGTAATCTTAACTTGCAAATCTTGTAAAGCAGAAACTACCTCAGATGACCATTCTTCTCTCATATGTAAAACTTCTTGGGCTTCCTCCAACCTATCTTTAGCATTTGGAGTATGCCTCTTTTTCAAAACAAAGTCATGCTGTTTAGAGTCTATTCTGTAAACTGATTTGTTTTTGCGACGAACATCTAAATTGTAGTAACACACTGGCATGCTACCATCATGGGAAGTCATTACGACTACATACGAGTCTATATATTCAAGTACATCTCCGACTTGTAACGAGTGCCCTGAAGTTTTAATGCTAACGTAGAACTTTCTACCGTCATCTAAAACGCCACAGTTATGCAAAGATGTTGCACTAGAAGACTTTTCTACAATTGCTAAGGCTTTATCAACAATTAAGCTGTTGGGCAATATTTCATATCTACCTTTTACAACTTCCCAGTTATCTAAAAAATCTGTTTCTGGATTGATTCTTCCAGTAACGTATCGGTCTGGAACAGAAACAAAAGCTTCAAGGTTCTTATCATAAACTTGAACTGGATTCAAAACAACAATGTAGTCTGCTTTACTTTTTGATAGGATTTCTTCCTTAGTGAAAGACTCATTAATTGAAATTCCAAGAGAGTCCCATTGCTTTTGCTTGGGAGTCATACGTGATCTGGTAAACCTGTGCGTCTCTCTATATGAATTTCTTCACCAGTTTTTGACTCTATCGGCACCCATGCTTTTGAGTATGAGTACTTTTTAAGGTTTCTTGATTTCAAAAGGTTGCCTGTCTTCAAAATATCAAACTCTTCTGGTTCCATAATAAGCATATTTTGTATTTCAGTATCAGTATATTTTTCGGTCATTCTAATGAACTTCATAACTCTGGCTAAATACTTTCCAACCGAAATACTTCTATACCTATTTAACTGAATATGCAGTATCATGGCATCCACATCATCAACGTCTACAACTACAACTGGAACTTCTTTTATATTGTTTCTGTGTGCAAGCGCCCAACGATGGTAACCATCAATAATTGTGCCATCAGGTTTAATAGTCAAAGGATGCAACATCCCGTACTTTTTTATTGATTTGACTAAAACTTTTCTATCTGATCCGGGCACATGTCCGATTGTTTGCCACTTTGAAGGTTTTAAGTCAGATGTTTTTGCATAGTCCATAATTATAGGATATTCTAAATTTTGTAAAAAGTCAACTTTGATCTTGTCTTCGGAGTCGATCTGATCTTGTTCTTGGACCAACCGGAACAGGCGATCCCCAAATCTCAGAGATCATCAAAGTCCTAACACAACTTTCAATCGGATATCCGTATGGGTCTTTGGCTCTTGCTTGTTTGAATTGATGTGCAAATACCATAGCTCTTTTTTTCAAACCCGGAGTCATGTACGTATTCTCAATACATTCTCTCACTCCATCCCATCCATTTGAAGCATATGACATAATAGCTTTTTCAACATCGTACTCAGGCCAAAGACGTCGGTGTCCATCCATGTGTGGGAAAATTTCAATAATCCTGTCGTAAAACTCTGGCTCAGTTCTGATAACATCCGCTATTCTTCGTGCGGCAATAATGTGTACAGCCATACCAACTCTCTGATTAGCCCTACCTAAGTAAGCTAAATCATAATACTCTGAAAAAGTTCCATTATGCTCTTCAGTGACAAACTTCATAACATCATCGGTTCCCCAGTCATATATAGGTCTAGTTAGTCTTAATGGGATAGATTTAGATAATCCCTTAGGTCGAGTTATATAGTTCTCATGAAGTTTTTGCACAACAGTTCTGTAACGAAGCATTGACTCATTTGCTCTAATACCTAGAAGAAAAGCTACTCTTCCTGATTTGCCTTGCATCAGGTATTCATCCATTTTTCTAGAAATCGTTTTGGTCCGATCTTCACCAAAGTGTTCAGCAGTTATCGCATGTTTTGGAATATCAGTAAACAGTCTTCCTTCTGACTCTCGCATTGCGCTCCAAGTTAATAAGAACTCTCTTTGTCCCAAGCAAAACAGTTCGCTAAACGTAGGCAAGCAATACCATTCCATATCAACCCAGTCATACTCACTCACCTCTTTAACAAACTTAGTCACAGAAGGGGCAACAAACTCTTCATCTCTGTACAAAACTTTAACAGGACCTAGTCCTCTTTTCTCATGAATCTCTTTAGCTAAATACAACATCGCAGTCG